CAAAGTCCCAGCCCTGGACGATGTCCAAGCCCTTGGCGTCCGGCACCTCGTAGAAGGACAGGTTCCTCCCCCGCTGCTTTGCCGCCTGGAGGTCGGCCCATTTGAAGGCGGAAGCGCTGTCGTCCTGTACGTCATTCTGGAACTCACGGGAGAAGAGCAAGGGGCCCTGCGACAACCTCTCCAGCATCAAGTAGTCAGCGGGGCGCTCCGGCCAGAGACACCGGGGATACAGATCGTGATCCTCCGGGATTGGGATCCGCTTGTCCCCTTTCTTCCCTCCCCATGCCTTGGCCATGATCCGCTGAAGGGGGCCATCTGCCTTCTCGGTCTCCGTCTTCTCCTGTTCCTCGCAGAAGGTCTTGTCAAAGTAGAACGTGCAGCCCTTCGCCGTGTCTTTCCCCCGGACGTTCTCCATGTCGTAGGTGAACTCTGTAGGGATCCCATCGGGGAATGCCTGATCTAGAACCACCTGATAAGTCGGGTCCTCGATCATGTGGCCGTATAGGTCGTCGTGGTGCTTTCTAGTCCCCACCACTACCATGGCCCCCGTCTTCAGTAGCATCGGCTGTACCGTCCCTCCAAACCAGTCCCGAGTCTTCCGCCGGACGGCGGACGTGTAAACCGTGGAGTCGTCCTCCAGGTCATCGCAGATGATCACGTCGAAGTGTCCACCCGTCACGGACCCCCCGGAGCCTACCGCCTCCAGGGTCGGATCCACGGATGCCTTTGTCCGGTTTACGTAGACCTCCTTATCGCTCCACTTGTCCTCGCCAGAGACGATCCAATGTCCGAAGCCCTGCTCCGGCGCAGAGCACCAATCGTCCTTCACCTTCTGCGAATTCAAGATGCTCTTGACCCTGCGGATCCGCTTCTTTGCCTGCCCCTCTGACTCGCAGATCCAGAGGATCTTGATGTTCCGATCCAAGCAGATCAACCGGGCGGCGAGGGTAACGCACGCCTCCGTCTTCCCGTGATCACGGGGGGCCAGCAGGAGGAGCTTCTGTTTTCGCTCCCGGGCCTTTGCCGTCTTGACGCATCCCTCGAAAAGCTGCAACCAATTCTCCCGGTGCGGGGCGTGTCGCATCCCACAGTAGAAGGTATCGAAGAAGCTGGGGGACTGTGAGGAGAGCGCCCGCCGCCCCTCCGGGGATCTGAGGAGCTGCGCAATTACCTCCGATGTGCCGCCTTGAAGAGGGGCAGCTTTTTCAGGAGAATTTTCAAATTTTTTTCTGCGGGTTATCTGCTCTTTCCGAGCCATATTTCCTCCAGGGAATCCGGTACCCTTCCCTCGGTTTCGTAGAAGGTTACCAACCGAGGCACGTCCTCCGCTGCTATGCCGCAGCAGCTCGCCAAGGTCTTCAAGATCTGGGAGGGTGTTCCCCCCAGGACGTCCAGGTCCCGCTGTGTCAGCCCTTCCAAGGCGTTGCCCGGGAGGGTGCCGAAGATGTTGTCTGCGGAGCTTGCGCCCCCGGGCCTGGACGGTTGCTTGTCCCGTCCCTTGTCCCCGAATCTGTCCCGTCCCTTGTCCCGTCCCTTGTCCCCGGATATGGACAAGAGTTTTCCATAGTTTACCGAGCATTCTACCAAGAGTATAAACCGGATTTTCACCGGAATTTGCAGTAGGTTTGCACCCATGGAGGCTGATTTGAGAAGCGCTCTTAGGGGGATTTCGAGACCCTCCGTATCCCCTTTGCATCCGCCTGCCTCATGCCATGCCATGAGAGCCCGTGCTCCCTGCGTCCCGAGCCCGGCGACCGACCCGAGACCTAGCACCAGCTCCGGCGGATAGCGGCGCCCTTGCGGTCTGCGCTTGGGCATCGCCTTGCGCCTGAGATCGATATACGGTGGATCCTGTCGCATCCCTAACCCCCTGTAGTCTCGTTGCTCTCCGTGCCTCTTGTTCCGTGCGTTACATGGTCCATGCCCTCCCACGCCTCGACAAGAAAGTCCTGGAAGTTTGCAAGGGTACTATTCAACCTATGCCCGTGCTTGTCTCCCCAGCAAAGAGGTAGTTGTCGGACGGCCTCCCCTCCAAAGCGAGCGCCCCTCATATCTTTCAAAAAGCCGCTACGGCACAACCCTTTGGTCACGGATCCCGCTTCACTGCTCTTCTCTGGCCACATTACATGCGCAAGGGCGTGGCAGTTGGGGCAAAGCACCGCAGCATTCGAGACTTCGTTAGAGCCTCCTTTGGAAGAATGCCAAATATGATGGACTACCATAGGGCTCCGCTGCTTAGTGGCGAGTGGTCTTACTAGACACGGGAAAGAGTAGCCGCAGACTTCGCACACCTCACCGTACAAGTCTAGAGCCGCAACCCTGAGCGCTGCTTTCTCTTTCGTGTTGCGTTGCTTGATCCTGGTAGGCTTCTCTTTGCTATCCAACAAGCCTTTGTAGGTTGGGCGCATCCTCATTACCGCTTCTCCTTTAGGATCCTTGCAACCGCTTGTGGGTGCCATGCGCCACCGCTCCGAGGTACCATGCCCCTTTCTGTCAACCGCCTGCCGATCTTGCGCAAGCTCATCCCTTTTGCACGAAGAGCAAGCGCAGCGGTCACAGCCTTCTGCTCGTCTTTGTCGGGGACAAGATGAAGGGAGTCGTCTGCTAACTTGCTGCCGTAGGGGACCGACCCCACCCGCTCGCCCCGCTTCTTCTTCTCAGCCAGGGCGGATTTCGTTCTAGCCCTAATAAGGGCTCTCTCGTACTCAGCGAAGGCGTCTACCATCCGTCGCATCAAGAGACCTTCGGGGCCGTCGCCGTTGCACGACCCGTCCGCCGTCAGAATGCGAGCACCTGCCCTCTCTGACATACGCTCCACCATGGCCGAAGCAAGGCCGTCACGAGCGATACGATCCCTCTTTGCCACCAGTAGCACGGTAGCCCCATGCTCAGACAAAGCAGCGAGCGCCGCCATGATCCCGGGACGCTTATCCAGGGGTGCCCCTCCTGAAATCCCGATGTCCTCATAGACGGCGACCATCTTCACTCTGTGGGCAGTACACCACGCATCCATGACAGATCGCTGCGCAGCAGGCCCAAGAGACTGTTCGTCTGTGGACACTCGCACGTAACCAACTACCAGAGTCCCCGCTACGATCTCCATTGGCTCCCTCCCCGCATCCCGTCTAAGCATGACTAGAATGCGCCCCTGGACAACCAATCGTCAAGGAAAATTGTCACGAGCCGGTCAGCTTGTGACAAATAAAAGGTGTTCTGCCTTCACCCGTCCGCCTCACAGCTCCCCGTGCCGGTGTCCATCGGCTCGTAGCACGGGCTCACGTCTATCATCCCCTCGAAGAGCCTGGAAGCCTCCAGGCGGTCCTCCACCGTCTCCGGAAGCTCTTCCATGGCCGGGACATGGACCGGGCTGTCGTCGGGCTCCTGGGAGCCCTGTATCTCCCGTGCGTGCGTGTCTATAAGACGTTGGGTCTCGGGTAGGTGAGCGAGCTGCTGCCCGGACATGAGCATTGCAGCGCTCCGGCCAATATCGGCCAGCGCCCCCGAAGGGATCCCCATCTCTTCCTCGACCTTGGCAACGATGTTGATATTGTGATCCACCTGGGAGGTTGCTGTGATCGTCAAGGTCTTTGAATCCAAGCCGCACAGCGCCGCCTTGCGCCTGTTGGCCTCGATGACTACCCGTAGAAATGTAGCCCGTGCCTTGGGATCTAGCGTCTGGTCTAGGGCCTCCCCGAAGGCTACCATGGACACTGCATCGGCCTCCCCGTAGAGCGACTCACGGCGCCAGTTCAGGCGCTCCTGATCAAGGCCTGCCTGCCACCTATCAGCGACCCGGGCCATGTGCCCCTTTGCCGCCGTGGCCCCGATGCCTAGCAGCTTGCCGAGCTGCGCAGGGGACCGCACGCCCCGGGACATGAGCACCTCGACGACGTCCGCCCACTGCGCCTTTGCTGCGGCGTGCATGTTCCTCGGGCCCAGCCGCTCCGGCACGGTGACCCCCTGCATTAGCGATACGTGGACCTGTGGCGTCAACTCCTCCTCCATGCTGCCTCCCTTGTATGCACCACGCGCCCACGACCCGAAGGGGAGCGGCGTAGGGCTAGTCAAAGGATACTATAGAACGCTGTAAAAATCCGATCAACCTTCAAGAGCACCTTCCAGAACCTTGTAGGACAACGCTGACAAACGCTGTAGGACAACGCTGACAAACGCTGTAGGACAACGTTGACAAACGCTGTAGGACAACGCTGACAAACGCTGTAGGACAACGCTGACAAACGCTGTAGGACACCTTCTACCAAACCTTGTCCCTATACAGGTATGCGCCCGTGTTGATAGGAATCCGGAGAAGTCCGAAGGAATCCGGAGAAGTCCGAAGGAATCCGGAGAAGTCCGAAGGAATCCGGAGAAGTCCGAAGGAATCCGGAGAAGTCCGAAGGAATCCGGAGAAGTCCGAAGGAATCTGAAAGACGCCACCTGTGCAGGATATGCACGGTCTGGATAGTGTGGAAATCTTGCCCAAACCCCTGTGCATATCCTGCACAGATCCCGTGCTAGTGGATGATCCTCGAAACGGGATCGGGCGCTGTAGCAGGCTTCCCGTCAAGGGGATTCACCGGGACGTGATCCAGCTCTATTTCATGCAGCTCCATATCCGCCTTGATAGCAGAGATCCCCAGCGCTGAAACCACGTCCTCCACCATCCCCTCGGGCCCGATGATGTTCACGGGCTTTCCGTCGTTCGTGGCCACAATCACGGGCTGATGAAGCGCCGTCGCAGAGATAACCTGCTTCACGTCCGAAGCGTGCCGCACGTCCCCGATGATCTCCCGGAAGACGAAGACTGCTTTCCCGTTATCCAGCCGCTTCCCCTCCAGAATCATACCCCACTGATCGGGCCGATGAAGTGGTCCCAAGAGACCTTGTTTCCACCCGCATTCCGGATCCCGTTCACAAGCGGAGCACTCCCCACAAGATCGCTTCAAGCCCTCCACAAATCCACGCTTGCTCTTCACTTTCTTACTCGACATCCTACCTACCCCTTTGTTTTACCCTCTGGGAAGGCCGGAGACACCCCTCTGAGCGCCTCCCCCCTCTTTCTGGGGGCATCCTACACATTCCACCAAAAACGCCTTACAAAGCGTCTCCGGCCTTCAACTCGTATCCCAGCGCCCGGAGCTTTTTCACGGCGTCTCGCTCCCCGAATGCTACCATGGGCACCCATCCTACAGCCTCCAATCGGGACAGCCATACCTTTTGCTCCGGCCTCACGTCCGATGGTCTCCCGTTCGACCGCTTCAACTCCAAGGCAACCCCCTTGCTCCCTGGCACCCCTGATGGCGGATCCAAAACCAGCATGTCCGGGAAGCCCTTCCTCACCCCCGATGCTCGCAAGCTCATAGCCTCCCTCTTCAGCCGGTAGCCGCCGTTGGGCACAGCGGCGAACAAGATCCGAGATCGCCGTAAAATCTTGACCAAAGAGATCTGCTCCTGCAACTCTGTCGGAATCACCATACACCACTCTCCTCATAGACAAACTCTGACAGGATGTAGACGCCTGAAACGTAGTAACCACGCTTGAGGCGTAGAAATCTGACAGGCTGACAGGTTGAGTCTCAAACCTGTCAGGGTCTAAGTAGCTGAAATGATTATATAATATACACCCCCTGACAGGTCGGACAGGTTTACGGGCATCGGCTGATACGCGATCGCATAGGCACACACACATACGCACACACGTAGGCGCATCCACACGCACACACGTAGGCACATACACGATCACGCACACATTCTGGGTTCCGGGAATCCTGTCCGACCTGTCAGGGGGTGTAAAAAACACCTGTACTTTCAAGGGCTTACCCCCTGACAGGTTTGAGCCCCTTCCCGTCAAAGCGTAGACAACTATACGCTTTTCAGCTTCCAACTTTATCGGCTTTTCTCTGTGCCCGGTGAAGACTTCTCTTTTGAGACTCTGCCGGTTTTTCTCTACGCCCGATGTGCTTGAATAAACTTTAGCGGATCTTCTGGGGGAAGGATAAACTTTAGCGGATCTTCTGGGGGAAGGATAAACGTCAAGAGCTGCTAGAAGGGGATGCGCTTTGTCTTGAATAGGGGTCATTTCGTGGGTTTCGTTGGGATCTCAGGCGTCCCGTTGCCATGACATTTCACCTTGAACCCTGAAGCGCTCCCCTTGCACGAGCACGAACTTTCCGCTCCCTACCTCGGTGAAGATCTCCAGGGCCTTGGCCGTGTCTTCTTCTGTGCCCCGGATGCGGAGCCTGTGGACCCTTCCATAACGGGTGTGTTGCCGTGTTGCCTCAGTGATTGTGCCCACATAGACATGCGCAAAGTGGAAAGCAGCGACACGGAAGACATCTTCTCCTCTCTCTAGTGTGTGATAGGGCGCCAGCACGTCGATGGTCAACGTGGCGAAACCCTTGTCCCTATCCAGGGGCACACGGAGATCCTCGGCCTCCACCATCTCCCTGCCGCAGGTCCGGCACAGGGGTGCTGTATCCCTGCTCTCCGGCCGGAACCCGCTTCCGCAGCCCTTGGGGCAGTAGACAGGCTTCCCGATGACGGTCCCGCCGTGCTCTTCGATGAGCTGGCGATCGCTGCGGATGGGTTCCGGTATCTGGCTTTCGTGGTGAAGATGGATCATAGTGGAAGGGCCAAAGGCGGAGCACCCCTCCTGATAGTCCAAGACGACCGTGGAGAGGTCCACAGCGTCCCGGTCACTGTCCGAGACCCTGATAGCCGTTCCTGTGTAAACGGCCCGCAGAGCTGCTACCAGGGCCTTTAGGTCTTTGTCGTGCATGGCGCTTCTCCTTCTCGCAGGTCTTCCAGCAAAAGCTTGTCCATGCAGTAGCAACCGTTGAAGACCTCGGCCCTGCTTCCGTTGTATCCATGGGCGAAACATTTGCCTGAACATTCCAGGCGCTCATGGATGCCCCAAAGAGTCACCAAAAGGCAAAGGAGCGCAAAGGCCGTCCAGAGGGGCCAGAACGGGAACACCTTCATCGCTCTTCTCCTTTGGAAGGGACACTCTCCGGCAGCTCCGGTACGGGCAAGGGGCCTTGCCAGAGACACTTGCTTCCGACAAAGTCTTCCTCAATCCGCATCGTCGCCCCCTTCCAGTTGACCCGCAGACACCCCCATGCCCAGAACACGGTGACAGCCTCGACGTCACCCCGCCAATAGAGCCAGTAGACGCCCCTCGACGTTGGAACGGCCTTTGCCCATTTTCCGGTACTCATCGCCGCTCCCCCCGGCAGAGCCCCTTGATGAAGCGCAAGACGTCCCAAGAGAGCGTCTCGATGAGCATGGGGAGTCTGTAGGGGAAGGGGACCTTGGCACCCTTGCGAGCGCTCAGGAGGGTATCAAGTGCCCTGTGTCGGTTGTTTCGCGGGGGCCAGCCCGGGGAAGGCTCTGTTTCCCGGTGGAGTTGTTGAAGCATGCCGTTTCTCCCTTGTGTTTTAGTCGGACCGAGACCAGGACCGAGACCCGGACCGAGACCCGGATCGGGACCCAGACCGAGACCCGGACCCGGACCAGGACCGAAACCAGGACCCAGACCCGGACCCGGACCAGGACCAGGACCCGGACCGAGACCCAGACCGAGACCAGGACCAGGACCCGGACCGAGACCCGGACCGAGACCCGGACCAGGACCCGGACCGAGACCCGGACCGAGACCGAGACCAGGACCGAGACCCGGACCAGGACCCGGACCGATCATATCCCGCTCTTGCGATCGCTGCGTTCATCTTGATCCCC